CAAAAGGGCTGGCGTTTTATCGAACTGGGAATAAATACTAATTTATATCACGACAGTACTCAATTATGGTACTGGACGCAATCCGTGGATACTCTTACACAGATTTTGAGGGAGACCTTATTAAAACTGTAGAAAAGCATTCACACCGTGTTAAGAGAGATCTTTACACTACATATGTTGATAAGTGGGCTGAAAAGCTACTCATCAATGCACACTCGGAATTGTATAAACAATGCATCGAAGGATGGTCACGGAGTTATTATGACCCTGAAAGACACTTAGAAGCGCTTTATAATTATGCAGTTGCCGATATTCCCTTATCAAGGATTGACGCTGATTTGTATGAACAATGCAAGAACGTCATTAGACAAGGGTTTCATAGCCTTCCACGCGTGGAGGCGTACGACGTACGAACTGAACTCGACAAAGTTTCGTACAAAGCTTCATCGACGGCTGGCTATGGTTATCAGTGCGTAAAAGGACCTATTGGAGGTGAAACCTTCATGACGGCCGTTCGAAAAGCTCGGAAAGTTGTCGGAGAAGTTACAGACCTTGGAACTCAAGGGATGGATCATCTGATTAAGACACTAGTTCCGGACGTCGGACACACTCGCACGCAGCTAACCAATTTGTTGGAGAAGACTAAAGTAAGAAATGTTTGGGGTAGAGCATTCCAATACATACTTATAGAAGGAACTTCCGCCGACCCATTAATAAGAATGTTCTCAAAGAATAATTCATTTTATCATATTGGGCGAGACCCGTTGGATAGCGTGCCTGAAGTAATTTCAGAAGCAGCAGGAGCTGGAAGATGGTTATATGCCATCGATTGGAAACAATTTGACGCTACTGTGAGCAGATTTGAAATTGAAGCAGCGTTTGCATTACTCAAGGAACTAATCATATTCCCTAATGAGCAAACAGAAATAGCTTATGAAATCAGCAAGCAAATTTTCATTCACAAGAAGATTGCTGCACCTGACGGTTTCATTTATATGGCACACAAAGGAATACCCTCTGGTAGTTACTACACGTCAATTGTAGGATCAGTGGTCAATAGACTACGAATCGAATACTTATGGCGAACTATCACCGGACATGGACCAAGTGTTTGTTACACACAAGGAGATGACTCAATCTCAAGTGACGACACATTTATCCCACCAGAAAGATTTGCGCAAGTTGCAAATAATATAGGATGGATTATAAATCCAGACAAAACTGAATACTCAACAGTTCCAAGTGAAATATCTTTCCTTGGACGCACAATGGTAGGAGGAGCAAACATTAGAGACACAAAGAAGTGTATCAGATTGCTCGTATACCCTGAGTTTCCGGTTGAATCACCACAAATTTCCGCTTACAGAGCCCATGCAATAGCACAAGATGCAGGAGGCTTGAACGCAATTCTTAATAGGATAGCAGGTAAGTTAAAGACTGATTACGGTATGGCACCCGAAGAAACGGTACCAGCACATTTTAAGAGATATGTTATGTAATTAATAATAAATCTAATAAAA